AGCCTGTGACCCTTCTTGTAACTTTGCATTATCTTCTTTGTATTGCTGTAATTCACGGTGCATTTTTTCCATCGCAACTCTTAATTGAATGTTATCCATTTCTAATTCATTGATGCGACCTTGTTGCACTGCTATTTGAATTTCGTTTTGATTATCTTCATTCATTTATAATCTCCTCCATTTTTTCTATTTGTTTCTGTTGTTTTTTAATTATAGGTATTAAATGTATCCACAAACGATCATATTCAATACCTTCTATTTCTCCGTCTTCGTCATAAACCACGTGTTCTTCAAGTCCTATTTTTTCAATATCTTCAGCTACTAAACCGACGTGTCTTTTTAATTTAAAAGCGTCTGCACTAAAGCATTCATTATTTTCGCACTCTTTTGCTGTAATTTCAGATTCTTCTTTATCAAACCATGATTTCACATCTAAATTTAAAATACTGTTCGAATGTTTGATTTGTTCTTCTTCATTTTTAAATTGTTTTTCTATACTTAACTTATATTTGCTAGCTGATGTTGCACGTCCTAAGGTTCCATATGAGGTGACGTGTACGTTTGCGCTTGCTGAATACGTTCGGTTATATATAGTTTGCGAAGCTACTCTATCTTTTCCATCACTACCGACTTTAAATAATTGAGCGTGTACGACATTTAAATATTGATTACCTTGCCTTCTAGCTACTGTATTAAATTCTCCTTGACCAGCTTCAATAACCGTTTCTCCACCAGTGGCAAAATTAGGATTTACTACTGATACATGTGGGCGTTGTCTTTCAAATCTCAAACCTGCCGAGTAGTTTACTTGTTCCCCACGTATGCCACCATACATGAGATAACCATTAGGGATATTACCACCACTATTAGATGTGTTCATTACAAAACCTGTATCGGGTGCTTGTTCCATTTTCGGTTGAAACATTATTGCACTTTCAGCGCTTTGTAAGTTAACAGATAATCTTGAGCCAATCATTGTACGATTTTTACTGGAGGTTAAAGCTGCAACGCCTCCGTAGGAATTTATGGTTATACCATTCGCACCCGAAGGACTAAAGGATTTGTCCCAAAACATAATCGTACCTGATGCTCTACCTTCTGAACCGACATAATCGCCAAATTGGTCTCTAAATGTAGAAAAACCAAAATGTGATAAGTATATAGAGCTGTCTGTTTCGTTATTTCTAAATCTTAAATAACCATTTTTCATACTAGTAAATACATTATCCACTGTCGTGTTACCTTGCCATGTACGTGAAAATGTACCACTCAAACGTAACTCATCTTTTTGTATTGTTACATTTTTATCATCACCACCACCAAAAATACGTATATTATTTGCATTAAGGGTACCTGTGGTAATTGCATTTGCAACAATGCCTTCTGCAGTAATTGCCGTTTCAGCTGTACGACCCCCATCAGTGGATAATAATAAACCACTACTATTTAGCGTCATAATGTTGTTAGGATTACCTTTTTCTATAAAGTGTTGACCGTTAGAGTCATATTCTATTTCACTTGTTGTTGCTTTGATTTTACTTACCATGGATTGACTCACAATATCCAAAGCAGGAAAAGGAATACGTTTACGACCATTAATAATGTCTTGAATATCTGTAATCGCCTTATTCGTTGAAGAACTATGCGCATCTGACATGTTTTGACCACCAAAAGTTACTGCCATTTTTGTCATTACACCTTCAGCATTAAACGTACGCTGTATTTTAGAAATGCGTATCTCTTTGTCTAAACCAATACGTTCATCAACTAAAAAAATACGATCTCCAATAGATGTATTTTGGTAATCATAACCTTGATTAGACATATCTTGAATATCTGCTGAAAACGTTATTTGCACACTATCATCTACAGCTTTTTTCATGGCATTTTTTAAAGTTTTTTCTTTAGTTACACGACCATCTTTAATTGGCGGTGCATGTCTAATACCAATAATTTCTGCTAATGGCGAAGTATAGGGTTCTGGTATTAGTTTTGCTCTTTCTTCTATAGGTGTATCGTCGTCACTCTCATCATCATAATTACCATAACCTTTAATGTAGGTATACATTTCTGATGCATCTACCTCTTTAGTAATGTTCGATGCGTTTAATTGGTAGCGATATTCAAAATTGGTATCGTTGCCCATTTGAAATTCAAGATACACCGTGTTACCTACAATATTTACTTCATAGCCATAACGGTCTATTAATTTTTGAAATACTTCTAAAAGTGTCGCTCCTTCTCCAAGCCCTTCAAATGATTCTGAAGATGCTGCATCAACAATGACATAGGTAAATGGTGAATCGCTAAAAACTAAATTAAATGCTTCTGTAGTAGTTAAACTTGCATCAACTCTTTTATAAAGTCTTTGAGAGGTTAACCAATCTAATATATATAATCGCGCAGTAACACTTACCATATATCTATTACCTTGTGTATTAATATTACTTTGAAAAATTCTGTAATCTTTATTATCAAATGTGATGAGCCACATTTTTAAATCATCATTTTGTTTTAAAAATTCAGCGTTATTTTCTGTGTAATGAATATCTAAATCGATACGTTCATTTGATTGTAAATCAATCTCATGTTCTACCACTGCGTCTAAAGGGTACGTATTACCTTGTAAATCTGTAATTTCCATAAAATCCCCCTTTTATTCTTTATCCGTGGAAGGTCTATAATTAGGATTAACTTTAATTTCCCCATCAGTATATAAGTAATAATTAGGTTTGAAAATATCCCTGAAACCGTCAGGCACTTTTGAATACGGTATACTAATTTCGTCTTCTATTCCACCAACTATTGCATACCCTGTTATTTCTTCATTTTTATTAATTGTTATTTTTAATTCTTTATTTTCATTCTCATTTTGTTGCTCCATTACTTAACCCCCTCAATCATACGTATTTCAGGCATATACTCCTCGCCAGTAGCGGTATTACTTTTAACACGAATGCTATGATGAGCTTTGATTACAGTTGGTTTAGAAGGGTCTAGCATTAAATCTGTTTCGATTAAAGTTGCCCCCTTGGCACTATTGCCTAAATTAAAGGCTTTAAGTACAACATGATTTGCCACAAAACTGCCAAATAAAGTATCATTGCCACCTATATGATTCACATCAACTATTAGATATCTATATCTTCTAGGGTCATCGTTCAGTGTTATTTGTTTATTAACATCTGAAAAACTACCACTGAAAAGCTCAACTTTTGTTCCGTCCATTGGTTCCCAATCAAGCCATTCATTATAATATCTTTTCAAAAACATTTGAGTAGAGTTGTAAGGTCTAAAAATGATGTGTTTTAAATTGTCATAATCACTTCTTGTTTGAACAGTTGTAAAACCTGCTGTTGAAGTTACTGGTAAATCTATAGGTGTACTAGTTGTATAATGATATCCAGGCTCTAAAGCATGTAATTTTTCAGTATCATTATTTAACGATATTGTTTGATGCGCTCCTGAATCATCTGTAATTTTATACTTTTGCCAATTATCTTGATTTTCATTTGTAACTGAGTCCAAAGCTTCTTGCTTCGCTTGATCTATCTCATCTAATGAACTTGACTTACTACTTGATATTTCAGATAAACTGCTTGTTCTATTTGTATCTAACTGAGCTGAATAAGACTCATAGTCCGATTGTAGCTGAGAAGATTTTGTATTATAGTCATTTGATAGATTTTCCATCTTCGATTTATAGTCACTTGCTAGTTCGTCCATTTTATCTTGATAATCTGCATTGAAATCAGATGTCAGACTTTTAATCTCACTTACAGCATCTTCATGTTCCTTCTGCATATCAGATAACAATTGTTCAGCTTTCTTCTCGTGTGTATCAATCATGCTTTGTAGTTCAGTTTTAAAAGGGGTGAAAGGGTCTAAATCGATTTCACTAAACAGTTGCCATTCATCTCTTACATATGCGTATACTTTTTGTTCATCGATTACCGTAATAAGTGACTTAGGCTTAGCATTTTCCGGTAAATCTTCAATAGTTTGTACTGGTTCCATCATTTTTATTGTGTTAACTTCTTTCGTTTCTTCCCATGTATAATCAAAAATTCTTTTTTCTACTTGAGCTATAAAATCAGACATAGCAGAAAAATTGTAATTAATTGCGTTCAAATTATCTCTATCCCAAAGACTATTAATTACTTTAGGTTTATATCTTTTTACTATCATTGCTTCACCTACTTATTATAAAATTTAAAATCAAACTGAATTTCATCAAACGTTCCATTTCTTACTTTGAATTGATTTAAACCAGGTAATAAACTAATCGGCTTACGATTGCTATCTCTTAATTGGTTATACTTGCCTATATTTAACTTCATACCATTACGAATTAAATCTTGATTTTCAACCTTTTCATTATATATAAACCGTTCACCTGTGGTTATATTTTCTATTGTAAAATTGCCGCTTGTTTTTAGATTTTTAACAGTTATAGAAAGGTACATATTCCTTGGATTAATAAATTGATTACCACCATTCCACACATCAAATGTATTTTCTTTAAAAATATAATTAGGATAATCAATATTTATTCCATCAGCTAACCCATATTTCTCTACAAGAGCATCAAATCCAGTTTGTTGAATATCTTGAGTGGTGTATTTAGTTTCCCAAAATGGTAATCCAGAAATACTCCCTTTCACTTCTAATTCAGAAAAAGGGCTATGCATAATTCTTTCGGGCATATACTGTTCGTCTATAGTTACCTTTAAAACTCTACTAGGCAATCTGTCATGACTGATATAAAAATAAGGTTCACTATCAAGTAAATTATATACATCAGCATTCATCAAACGGTTGTCATGTTCACCATAAAAATGCCTCAACCAAAACGTTAATGTCACCTCTCTACCTTTATAATTGAATCCGTAATCTACAGTACCAGGTAAACCATCAACACTTTCTTCAACTCTTTCTTTTTCAATAGAAGAAACTAAAAAATCCAGTGGTTTAACACCAACTGGATAATCAATTTCTTTCATATTTGGATCATGTAACGTAAAAGGCAATTTGTATCACTTCCTAGTATAATAATCTTGTTGCTTTATTTATTGCTTCTTGCTCATGGTTACTTGCATTCATTCCTCTTGGGTCAATGATAGGTTCAAAATCTTTGTTAGCTATTGTATCGTTACTTTCTACGAGTTTAGACATCAAACTAATTAATACGTCTATTTTTTGCTCTAATCCACTATTTTGTGAATTGCTACCACCAGTTGATGGTGTGCGCATTTGATTAGGGCGTTTGTTGCGTTTGTTTTTAGAATCAATGTCTTGTGCAGCTAAAGCTAGTAATTTCATTGAATCATCAGCTCTACTTGGGTCTGTAGGGATTATCCATTCTGGATAGCCTTCTTCTCCAAGTTGATACAAACCATTGAATACTTTGCCACCAGTAGCGAATTTACGCGCACCAGTAGGGCCCCAACCTCCATTAGGATTATAGTCACGTTTCCAATTTTTATTATTGAAAAATGCTAGTAATTGGTCGTACCCACTATTTATATTTGTATGACCTTTTTTTGCATACGCTTTAAATGTGCTAGGTACATATTGAAGTAAACCTTTAGCAGGTGTTCCTTTTGCACTGTTAATATCACTTATTTTTTGAGTCACACCTGCGTCTCCACCAGATTCAGCCATTATTAAAGAAGCAATGCCATCAACATCAGAACTACCTACTTTTACATTCATTTCTTTTGCTGCACGTCTGATTTGAGTTTTCCAAGCTTTAGCGCCTTTTTTTCCTCCACCATTACCAGCAAGATACTTCTCTGGGTCCATAGTATTCTTATTAGTAACAAACGGCGAATTTCCTCTTTCAACTTGATAATGTAAATGTGGTCCAGTAGTCCATGCACCACTATTACCAGTTTTAGCAAATGCTTCGCCTTGTTTTACTTTTCCTGTTTTTAATACATTAGATAGATGCATAAAGAATTGAGTGAATTTACCACTTAATAACTTAGCAACTGTTCCGCCACCATGATCATGTAATTTACTTACTTTACCATCATTTGTAGCTTTTAAGGTTGTACCACTTGGAGTTGCATAGTCGATACCAAAGTGTTTTCCGCCATTAAATCCTGTAGGATAACCAGGAACTGGTTTGTTTGGTGAATAAGGAGTAACCTTACCAAATTTAGTAAATGAAGAACCATCTCCTCCACCGCCTCCAGCGTCTTCTTCAAGCCATCCTTTAAATAAGTTTTTCACGGAATCTTTTAGTTTTTTGTACATACCTTTCATCATACCACCCATGATATCGCCTTTTACGAAATCAAAGTTAACACCAAAGGATTTTAATACTTTATCAACTAATTTCCCTGGACTAGACAAGTATTTTGATACATTGCCTACTACTTCAGAAGCTTTCTTACCTGCAGCCTTAGCACCTTCCCAAGTTTGTTCACCAACACCTTTTATTGCACCCCATCCGTTATTAAGAGATTCACCTAAACCATCAAACATACCTTTATTTTTGTTTTTCTTAGAAGAACCTCCCATACCAAATAGTGTTCCTGTAGAGAATTTTGGTGAACTAGCCATGTTCGAATACGTTTGAGCACCATTTAGAATTTTAGTACCTTTACTTAATGGCATAGTAGTATCTTTGTTTGGAGTGATAAATGGTTTACCTTTAGGAGGTATAATAGTTTCATGTCTAAATCCTCCAGGACCATTACCTTTTCCTTTATCACCTACAGTAGCCACAGTGTCTTGATTAAGCTTACCGTTTGTAACAATATTTTGTGTATGTGTTGATTCTGTACCAGTAGAAAACTTCTCAAATTTAGGGATTTTCGGCATACCAAGTTTTTTACCAACCCAGTTAACACCTTCAATAAGTTTATTAAGGCCTTTTTTAATGCCTTTGACCATGTCGTCGATAAAACCTTTAATCTTATCAATGATAACTTTAAGACCATTTTTCATGTTGTTGAAAGTTTTCTTAACTGATCCCCATAATTTACTTGCTATATCAGTTACTTTATTTTTTATCGTATTCCATGTATTAACTAAATTATTTTTAACACCATTAAAGATATTGGTTACGCCTTTTCTAAGTAAGTTAAACGTATTTTTAACACCACTCCACAAGGCTTTAGCAAATCCAGTTACTTTTGATTTGATCGTAGTCCAAATTTTTATCAAAAAGTTTTTAACTGCATTAAAAATATTTGATATTCCTTTTCTTAAACTGTTAAAAGTATTACGAACTGAGTTCCATAAACTTTTGACAATAGAAGATAATTTATTTTTAATCGTCGTCCAAACTTTTATAGCAAAATTCTTAACTGAATTAAATATAGTAGTAACGCCTTTTTTCAATGTATTAAATGTACTGCGAACTGCATTCCACAATGATTTAGCTAAAGCAATAACTTTATTTTTAATAGTTGTCCAAACTTTTATGGAGGTGTTTTTCACTGCATTAAAAATTGTTGTAATTACTTTTTTCATCGTGTTAAAAATCGAACGTACTGTATTGAGAACTGTTTTTACACTATTGGTTATTATTTTCTTAATAAAGTTCCACACCGTACTTGTAACAGCTTTTATACTGTTAAAAATACTTTTTATAAACTTCAGCATTGCATTGAAAATCGTTTTTACAAATGACCATATTGCTTTAAGTACAGTAGTAAATACGTTTTTAACAAACTTCCAAGATGTACTAATTACTGATTTTAATACACTGCCAAACATACGAACGACTTTTAATATCTTACCGATAAAGTATAATTGGATTAAATTCCATACCAGTGTAATTGCACCACTGAATATTTGTTTAATTGCATTCCACAATTCTGACCAGTTACCGGTAAACAATGCGCCAAATGCTTTAACAATACCTAAAATAATATCAAGTGCGCCTTGAATAATACTTTTAATATTATTCCAAGTATCAACTATTAGTATTTTTACCAATGGCCATATAAGTTTCATCGTTGACCATATTGTATTCATAGCAAATTTTATTATAGGTACAATAATTTTATTAAAAGTGAATGTAATTGCTTTTCCTATGGCATCTAGTATAGGTTTTATAACCGACCATATGCCGTTAAACACCGTTTTTATAAAATTCCATATGTTAGTTAAGGCTTGCATTATCATTGGACCATTTTCTGCCCAAAAACTTGTTATTTTAGTTCCTATTTGCTGAACAAAGCTACTAATTGCTGTGAAAACTTGCATTAAAAGTGTTCTGATTGTTGTAACTGTAGTTTTTATTCCATTTACTACATTAGGAGGTAGTATTTTATCTAGAATATTGGCTCCTTGAGTAAAGTTTCCTTGGAACATTTGTGAAATGCCATCAAAAATAGTTTTTAATACAGACCACATAGTCTTAAATGCACTAACTACTGCATTGACAACACCATTAACTACATTTCTAAAAGTTTCTGATTTCTTATAAGCAACAACTAAAGCTGTTCCTATACCTACAATTGCTAATGTTATCCATCCTATTGGACCACTTAATGTGCTTAAAGCAGTACCTATTAAAGGTATCTTTGTAACTACTTGAGTTATTGGTGATAAAATAGAAGAAAATGCAGCTTTTAATCCTGCTAATATTCCACCACCACTAGTTAAGCCATTTAAAAACATCATTGATTTAGCCATATTAGTTAACAGCGTTAAGAGTAATCCACCTGAGATTAAAATAGGTGGTATAGCTGCCGCTAATAAGGTAAATGCAGTAATAGCTATCTTAGTAATATTACTTGTGTTTTGAAGCCTTTTAAATAATGCTGTTAATGTATCAGCTAACTTAATAACAATCGGAGCAACTGCATCGCCTATAGTTCTTAAAAAGTTAACAAATGTATTTTTTAACACTGTTAACTTAGAGCCCATCGTTTCATAACGAATTGCTGCTTCATCAGTAAGTGCAGTATTTTCTTTCCAACCTTCTGCACCCGTTTTCAGAGCATCGTCTAACACTTTATGATTGTTAGACATACGACGAATAGTATCAGCTTCACGGATACCTTTAATACCTACATCATCTAAAGCGCTTAATACACCTTTAGCGCCACCTTTAGTATCTCCTAATCCTTTAACAAATGCGGATAATGCTTTTGTTGGATTATTCTCCCATGTGGATGAGAATTCTTTTGCAGACATACCAGATGTTTTAGCAAAGTTATCAAGTGTTTCTCCACCTTCAGCTGTTGCTTTCGTCATTTTATTAAAGATTTGAGTCATAGCTGTACCACCAGCTTCTGCTTCAATACCTACTGAAGACATTGCAGCAGAAACACTCATAATCTCATCGCCACTGAAACCAGCCTGTGAACCTGCACCAGCTAAACGTTGTCCCATTTCGACAATTTCTTTTTCTGTTGTCGCTGTTGTGTTACCTAGGTTAACCACTGCAGCACCTAAACGATCTACATCTTCAATAGGCATACCGGCAGCATTAGAAAATCTAGCGAATTCTGTTGCCGCTTCATCTGCTGATAAGTTAGTAGCCACTGACATATTCATCATTGTTTCAGTAAAATCTGTAATCTCTGATTTCTTAACTCCTAATTGTCCAGCTGCTTCTGCAACTCCAGCAATTTCAGTTGCAGCAAATGGCATTTTATTACTCATCGCAGTAATTTCATTGCCCATGCCTTCTAATTCTTTACCGGTCATATCAGTTGTTTTAGCTACACCAGCTAAAGCTTGTTCCCAATCGACAGATGTTTTGATAGCTCCACCCATTGCAGCAACTGCTGGCATTGTCATATAGATTAACGACCCAGTACCAACTGACCGCATTGACATGCCTACATTTTTTATAGAATCATTATATTTATTAACACTCTGAATACCTCTACCAAAACCAGTTGCACTTAATGCTTGTGCTTGCTTTTGTTGAGTGGCTAATTTTTTATAACTTTGAGCTGTTTGGTCAATTTCTGACTCAAGTTCATTCATTCTAATCTTTTGTTGAGTAATTGCACCTGATAGTTCGCGCGCTTCTGCACTATTTTTACCTTGTGTCTGAGCTACAATTTTATATTGATTATTTAATTCGCGTAATACAGTACGTTGCTGTGACATATTAGTATTTAACGTATCTAAATGCCCTTTATAGGCTCTTACGCTCTCACCAGCACGCGATAAGTTACTACGAGATAGTGATAAAGTATCATTAAAACCAGACATTTTCTGTCTAATTTCTGTCATTGATGCAATACCTTGTTGTTGCTCCATCTCTAAACGATTATGGGCTTGTGTTGTTTGTTTTAATTGACCGTTTAAATCTTTTAACTTAACACGCTCTTCAACTAATTCTGCATTTAGTTTTTGTGCTTCTGCGCTTGTCTCACCATACTGCTTCTTAGCGTAATCATACTGTCTAGATAGGTTTTGAACAATGAGTTGTTGTTGTTTCATGCCATTGTTTAAATCTGATATACGTGCTTTATAAGCTTGTGCAGTTTGACCAGTCATTTTAAATTTTGATGCGCTAATTTGAAGAGATTGCGCTACTTGTGAAATCCTTTGTCTTATTTCAGACATAGATTGTGTAGCTGACTTTTGTTCAAAAGAAAAACGTTTAGCTTCTGCAGATGTTTGTTTATATTGACTATTAAGTTGTTGTAATGCTTGTTTCTCTTGTTGAATTTTTTGCTTAAGATCAATCGCTTCATGACTCATTTCGCCTTGCTCTTTAATAACTTTTTTATAACGTCCTTCTAAAACTTTTATTGTATTTTGATGTTTACTAATCACTGTATTCAATTGTTTTAAATAGTTTTCATAACTCTTAATAGACTTACCACTATTCTTGAATGAAGTATCAGCTATATTTAATTGCTTGCGCATTGTACCCAATGTTTGATTAATTTTTTCCATTGAAAATACAGCACGTTTATTAGTACTGTTAAAAGTCTTCATTTCATTTTGTGTAGACGTTAGTTGTCTTTGGTACATACTCAAATTCTTATGCTGTTTACTGTACTCTTGTCTTAATTTCTCAGCTTCAGCACTTGTACGTTGTTCTTCTAGAGTCATTTTCTTCAATTGATTCGAAATATCTTTCATAGAATTCTCTGTAACATCAATCGCTTTATTCAATTCTTTTGTACGTTGATTGAAATTCTGTAAAGATTTCTCACTATTTTTAAAATCAGCGTTAGATCTTTTCATTTCTGAATTTAAAGTTTTGAATTGTCCTTTAATTTGTTTCATAGTTCGGTCAATACCTACATCACGCATATTCATTAGTATCGACATACCTTTAAAATCTGCCACTCATTGTCACCCCTTTCATAATTTGATATAAAAAATAACCCTAGCTTAATAAACTAAGGTTATAACGCTGAAAGTATTGCATCAGCTTTAGAATCTGAATCTACTTTATTGGTATGGCGTTCATTCAACGTTTGTAAGATATAATGAAACGGCATTTTCAGAACTTGATCTGGAGGTGTGCCGTTTTTAACCATATCTCTTACAACTTTATCGAGGTTTCTCAACATACCGTTATAAGATAAATCTTCTTTTCTTATTTTGTTTAACTCATGCTCTGAATAAACTTTTTTGTTTCGTCATCTTGTTGTCCATTAACAACAAATTCAACTTGTTTTTGTAATGAAGTAAGTGCATCTGGCGCGTGTAGACGAGTACGGATATCTTTTTTAGTGAATTGACCACCATAAATTTTAATAACTGCGTCAACAAGTTTTTCCATTTGTTCTTTTAATGACATTTCTTTTTCTCCACGCTCTACTTCTTCTAATTCAGCCATGATATCAATAGCTTCATATAATACATCTAAAAGAATGAAGTGAGGTGTTAAATATGTTTCCATTTTAATTTCCTCTGCCTTTGGATTTTCTACAAGTTGAATATAATTTCTTTTTAATTTGCTAGCCATGTTTAATTTCTCCTTTTTATCACGTAATAAAAGGACGGTTTTTACACCGTCCGTGGGTTATTTCTTTTTAGGTTTGTGCACACGTTCAAAGAAAGGTAATTCGTACCCTTTATCTTTCAAACGTTTTTCAAAATCTGTAATTACTCTAACGGGTTCATCTATAATGTCACCTGTCGCATAATCTTTGTCTGTCTTCTTATCGATTGCATCTTTCAATACTTTGTATTTAACCATGCAATATCACTCCTTATGCTTCTGCTGGTTCGTCTGAATTATCTGAGCCTTCATTACCATTAGAAGGTACTTCTTCTGCTTCGTTATAAGCACCTTTTAATAAATCATCGAAGAATTTATCTTCTGATGCACCTTTAATATCAGATTGGAACATGATTTTGCGTACTTCATCGTTAAGACGGTGCATTGCTGTTCCTTCAACTTCTTCTTGAGAGAACTCCCATTCATCTTCAGCTGTAGAACCTTCAATCGCTGGATCACTAAACATAACTTTAGTTAAACCAACTAATGTATAATGGCCATCACGACGTTCGCGTTTGAACCATACAGCCACACTGTTGTTTTGTTTACCTTTAACTTCTTTGAACACACCATTTTCGTCATATACTTCATTAAATAGTAATTCACGAATTTCTTTAGGGAACGCATGCATTGTTAATGAAATTGAACCTTCACCATCAGTGTTACCTGATTCAATAATTGTTCCATCTGCGTATGCATTTTGTAATTCTCCACCTGTTTCAACTGAAATTTCTTGTAAACCACGTGTTTGAATTACATTTGTATATTTTGTTTCACCGTCTTCTTCTGTTTCTAATAAAGCGAAACCTAAGTCTTTAATATTAATATACGATTTTGGTAAAGATGCTTTTTTAATTGCCATAATTATTTTTCCTCCTCATAAAAAATCGCCTCATATCGTCTCGTTGAACGATACAAAGCGAATTGCTTATCATATTCATTGCCTAAATTACTTACTTGCCCCATTTTCAAGTGGTTCCAGAGCAAGTCACTAATTCTTTGTGATATTTCGTTTCTTCTTAATCGAGCATTATAATCATTACTCTGTTTTACAAACACATCTATTTGAACAATATAACTTTGTGCCACTCTATCGCCGTCATAATATACTTCTGGTTTAGGGTCATCGAAATCATCTATGACTACATACGGTTGACTTATATCTTTCACATCCGGATAATCATTAAATTTTATATTTTTGATGTTTAAAACTTCAGTCAGCGCTTCATCTTTAATTAATACGTTATATACTGTATTTAAGATATCTATCATAATAATTTCTCCACTTCTTCTTCATAAACTTTATAAAATGTTTTTTTAGAAGCTCTGATTGCTTTATCTATAGCTCCTAAACCTTTCGGGCGAATAAATTTTCCATTTCTTGCGTGGAATCCTTTTTCATTTAAATGAACAATACTGTAACGCTGGCTAGGTCCTTCCCAATATATTCGTATAGACCGATAAGTTCCTTCCCAATATGGTTCTGATAATTTAGCTTCACCGTATTCTTCACCTGTATCTCTAAAGTAGCGAATGTTAGCTTTAACAGCTTTTAATAATTCTTCACCCGCTGCAACTAGAGCGATATCAAATATTTTTCTACGTTGTCTTTTACCAAACTTTTTATCCAACTCTTTGAAAAGTTCTTTTTGGCCTTCCATCTTAATTCCATTAAAGGTTTTACGTTTTGCCATTGGTCACGACTCCTGCTGTTAACATTAAAAATTGTTCATTTTCAACATCGGGCTGAACCAACTTTATATTTAAATCTTGATTAATATACGGTGATTCAACTTCCACATAATGAGTTTCTTTAGGTATATATTGTCCATGTGTTTCTCTAATAAATATTTTCACATCATGCTCTGTTCCGTTTGCTATTGTTTCTTGTAACTCAGTCATTTTCCAACGAGGAACATAAGCCCAGCAACTGTATAAAAGTTTTTTACGCTTTTCTCCAGCTTCTGGACCCTCGTTTTCTTGATATTCATAAAAATGAACTTTTGTATTAAGTTTTTTTGTTGTAATAAACGGCTTTTTAAATTTAGTCTTCATTATTAACACGCCCAAACACATTGTTATTCAGACCGAAATTTAATAAATCATCTTGATAATTATCATTAAAGTATTCAAGTAAATCCTCATATGCATATCGCGTACGAGCAAACACTAAATCTTGACCGATTAAATCTTTATAAATATCAAACTCACCAAATCTTGATACTAAATTACTATATGATTTTAGTAATAAGTTCTTTAAATAGTCATCTTCTGTATCATGCGAGATTTTAGCGTACTCTTTAAATTCAATAAGCATTGTTTCATCAATAGTGATGTTATTCATTTACATCACCCGCTTTCTTACGCTTTTGCTGCACCGTCTGTTGTTCCACCTGATGGTGTATCTGGACGTTTAGCAGTAGAAATATCTAAATCATAAACAGCAGATGCTTTATTATCTACTGGTTTACCGTAAGCAAATGTTTTTGCAGTGAATAACACACAGTCCTCTAAAGCAAGCGTTTGGTCAAATTTCTTAATTGTAATACCGCCACCACGTACAGCGTCATAACGATCATTTACAAATACTACTGTTGTACCTTCTTTGACCCATTCGTTACTTACAATATCAACGTTATAAGGTAGTACTGTTACAAATCCACCATTAGCAGTTAAGTATGTGTAACGAGATTGAATGTCCCAAGCATCACGTGGGTTAACCACAAATGTTACTTTTCCATCAATTTTCAATTCTTTGCCTTTTTCACTTATAGATAAATCTTTCAATACATCTTTCAGTTCTAAAATTGTAGTATCTGCATCTGCAAACGTTAGAGTGCCTTTTGATTCTTTATCAGTAACTGCACCAGTATCTGCGTTAACATCTTTCGTTAAACCTACTGGTTGTTGTTTAGATGCTCCACCACCATTAATAATTGCAGATTCTAAAGCAACTGTAATAGCTTCTTGAATTTGAGTACGTACGAAACGCTCAATCCAGTTTGGACCAAAGATTTTTAAGTCATCTGGAATAACTACGAAACAAGTAAGTTTGAATTGTGAAAATTCTTCTTCACTGAATGCAGCATCTAATTGACCTTTGATTTCACCAAAGATATTACCCCACACAGCTTGACCACTTGGTTCAGATTTAATAACACGTGTTTTAATTCCTGCATTTTGGAAATTAATTTTTGATAATAATGGGTGTTCAGTCGTTAAATCTTCAAATACACGTTCAATTACAGTCTCTGGTAAGATTTTTTCATCTGTATATCCCACATCATAATTAATTTCGTTAAAGAATTTACGTTCTTCTGAAGTTAATGGGTCTTGTGAGCGTTTTGCTAAGATACCATTGTCTACCACACGGTCATTTACTTTCGCCTCAATTTCTTCTTGTAAATCATTAGATAAAGCATCAAACATATTGCTGAATGCTTTTGACTGTTCTTCATCACTAGCACCGTCTTGTACTAATTTCGCAAATTTTGCTTTGTGATCTTGATAATTTTTAAGTTTTTCTCCTGGTTTTACTGCCATATTTATATTTCCTCCTTAAATTTGGGTATAAAAATAGCTATTAACTTTAATTTGTTAATAGCTACCTAGAATAAAAATTTATTGAATTTTTTATTTTGTGATTGTGTAGGTGGTTCATTATCCGAATCATCTTCATCACCTTTTTTATCATCATCTTTAACTACTTCATCAGCAACATCTTTTAATAATTTGAAGATGTCATCGAGTTTGTCGTTAATTACTTCGTTATCTGCATTTTCATTTGGCTCTGGGTCGTCTTCAACATTGTAATACTTAAATTGATTTGGCATATTTTTAAATTTCGCCTCCATTTCTGGGGATATTTTAGCAGCAACCTTACTTGAACTGCCTATTTCATCAATAATTCCTAAATTTTTGCATTCATCAGCTGTTAACCATGTTTCTTCATCCATCATTTTTTGAAGAAGCGCATGATCTATGTCTGGGTTTTTATCAACATAGCTTTGAAAAACAGTTTGATTAATTTTATCTAAGTCATCAGCTTGTTTTCGCAAATCATTTGAATTCCCCATAGCCAACGTCCAAGCATTATGAATCATCATCATTGCGTTTGCGGGCATAACAACTTTATCTGCACCCATTGCAATACATGTAGCTATGCTTGCTGCTAGACCTTGAATATGTGCTGTGATTTTGGCAGGATGATTCTTAATCATGTTATAAATCGTTATTCCGCTAAATACAGACCCACCAGGACTATTGATGTTTAAATCGATTTCTTCAACATCACCTAAGTCTTTTAAAGCTTGTTTGAATGATACAGCGCTTGTTTCAACATCATCAAACTGTTCATCCACAATTTCACCGTACATATCAATACTCGCTTTCTTTTCAGACGTTTTCATGACATTAAAGAAACCTTTATTTCTATCTACCTTCATTCATTGTCACCCCCTTCTGTTGGTTCATCGTTAACTGATTCGTAATTTTTTGTTAACACATATTCTTCAAGGTGAGGGTCATCGCCTGGTTCATCACCTAGCATGACTCTAATCTCATTACCAGTATAATTTCCGGAAGATTTAAGTTTATCGATTGCTTCAGCAAGTTCTAATGGATCACGTTTATCAATACCTACAATCTTGATTCTCATTTCTTTTTCTAAGTATTCATCCTTATATAACATTTTTCCATTTAACTCAGCTTGTATTTTACGAACAAGTGGGTTTATACAAAATTTATAATAAGATTGTATAGCTTTTTCTAAATCAGCCATTTCTCCTAAAATAAGAGAAGGTGGAACGCCAATAATTCTTGAAATATCAATCAAAATAGACTTTCTAAGTTCTTCCATTTCTTTGAAGGCACTTTCACCAGACTTACTAGAACCTTTGCTTGAATGTTCTTGATATTCTAAACCTTTAGGTAACGGGACAACCGCTGTCGAACTATTGTTAAACACATCAAAAATCATATCCATATATTCTTGTAATTCTTTATTCAATTCTTTATCTTTCATAAAAGAAGATTCTACATTTACTATGCCTCTAATTTGGTTATTTTTTAACTGCAAATTAATCATGCGTCCAAATATTTCGCCATAATCTTCAAACAATTCATGAGTAAATCGTTCTAATTTCTGATTTGCATATTCAATATAGATAACGTCTTCCATTTTAAAGAAACGATTATATTTAAAATCATTAATCATTACGTCTTTAAATCTTTGAGGGAGTAACCCCAATTCATCTTCATGTTCATAATCATCAGCTACATATAAATAATCATCATCTGATTGTATAATCAAAACTTCATTATCAATTAAAGCTTTATAAATAAATTTTTGCCAAAATTGAACAGCATTTTGATTAGGATTAGGCTTTACATTAAGTAAGTAATATAAGTCATCCTTTACTATCTTGTTACCTTCCATAACTCTAAATTCAGATTGAGCAATTGTTCTAGCCACAAATTCAATCACTGTATTCAAAGCCATTCGTTTTATATATGATTTCTTACTTGTATCTTTTAAATACTCAAGATCATACATCCAAGATATAGCACTATTCTTTCGAAATACTTTATCGAATAACCCCATTTATCAAGCCCTCCTTTCTATCTTAATCTCAATCCTTTTAATAATTTCAATTCGTCTTGAAGGCTACTTTCATTAAGTTCATCTGCACGATATAAAGCATGTATTAAAGCTTGGAAACCATCCGTTTTACGACGTATAGCTTCTTTCTTTTCATACTCTTTGTTACCATCTTTACGAATTTTCACTGAAACGTTATTTGTATACCAACGCATTAAAGGATTGTCACCAAATACAATATGATGTTGCGCAAACATATCTTCGACACGTGGAGCTAATAATGATTGTATTGCTCGTGTATTCTTAATAACTTCATATTCAATACCAGCATCTTCAAATAAAGGTCTCAATAAATCCATTCGGAAATTATCTGCAATAACTTTTTTTAAGCCGTATGTTTTTTGTGCTTCTGTAAACCAATCAATAATATGTTGGGGATTGATTGTTGGTTCATCTACTATAGTTAAAAGACCTTTTTGTTCCCATTCTCTAATTGGTGGTTTTAAATTATATTTATCTAAGAATTCTTTTCTAGCAAATGAATGTGTCTTCCACACATAATCATCGCCATCTTTGAACAACAAACCAACTGCTGCGAAATCTTTTAAACTAGCATAGTCAAGCCCACCTATACATTCATTATTTTCTAACGGAGGTATTGGCCTGTTTGTAGCCATAACATCATCCCATGGCGCTACAACTTGTTGTAAGTCTTCTTCTGGCATGTTCATACGTTTTGTCATAAACTCTGGTCTGTTAGATGGATTATACTGTAGTGATAAATATTGTTGGTTTACTTCTCTGTATAATTGTCTACCATAATCACTTAATGGTTTTTCAAACATTGGATTTGCTTTTTCCCATAATTCTGGTTGGTCTACTTCCTTTTCTTCGTCAATTTTACAAATGAAAGGGAATAACCTATCTTCTGGATTAACACCATCAAGCACATTATCCGCTCTATCTTTTAAACGATCTAAAAAACCTTCTCTAACATAACCATCTGTACCAATATAAAAAGTACGAGGATGCGGGACTTTACCCAAACCGCTTCGTTTCACGTTAACTACTGTGTCTTTTTCATATCCGTGTATTTCATCAAAAAATATGCAACCCTCACGAGCACTATCTTTAGTTTTCTCATTGGATGTATCGAATAAAAATTGCGAACGTGTAGTAAGACCTTGAACCATAACCTTACTTAAATAGAAAGGGTTATTAGGGTGGTCGCCATCCATATATAACTCATTCATTTCTATCATGTCATAAATTTCTTCGAATGATATTTTGGCTTGCTTCTCACTATTCGCTACTACAGACATGTTATATTTAGGAATACCATGTAAAGGAGTCATAAAGAAAGCACCTAGCGTACTTATATAACCATTTTTACCAGCACCACGTGCCATAGTAATAAAAAATTCAGAGAAATAAGGGTCTCCCGTTTCTTTTTCATACAAGAATACAAAGCAAGATATAAATTTCTGAAAATCTTGCAATGGGAAAAACCATTTTTCACTGAATTTGATATAATCTTCTATTTTCTTTTCATCAAAGTATAAATCATCACGCTGTAAGATATCATTTTCTAAAAAACTAACTAGCTTTTTTCTTTGTTTATTGAAAATAACCTTACCACTTTTATATTTTTCAATATACTCTGTTACGTATTGAGGGGTCTTCATGTTAATTCAACCCCTTTAGAAGCTTCCGCTTTGCGTTTTTCTTCTGCACGTCTCTCTAAATTAAATGATTTTTCAATCGCTAATAGTGAACCGTTGATTTTATTTTTTTCTGCTAGACATGGATTAGGTTTAACAAATGTCTGATTGCCATTTCCAACCTCGATAACTGGCCCCCTTACATATATTTCATTATCTAAATAGTAGAATATGTTAAGTAAGTTGCAATATCTATCTACTTTCTCTATTTCCAAATCATTAGTTTGGTCAATTTGTTGCATTAACCAGTTTCTAGTATTGGTTATCGCCTGCTCTTGTTCATTCGATAATTTTATATCATCTTCCATTCTAACCCTCCTATCGTATGTTATATAAATGCAAGTTTGCACAGTTGCCCCAAGCGCCGGTTTCCACAAATCCTTTTACAAAGGGATTTATTTTAGGTGGGGGTACTAATCAAGAATTACAAAAGAATATTCATGCATAATCATTGTATAAAAATGTATTTACCATTTCTCATCTTTGAATTTCTTTTCTGATTTTTGAAATCGATTATGTTTTTTGTTGTGACAATTAACGCATAATGTTTGTAAATTATTCATGTCATAAGCTAAGTCTGGTCGTTTCTCCAGCTCTATAATGTGGTCAACTTCTAATCCTCTACGATTATTATGTAGTTTCAAATCAGTTGTTAACCTTCCGTACTTATTACACTCAACACATTCGTAACGATCACGCCTTAATACTTCATGTCTGAATCGTCTCCATCGTCTTGATAGATAAAACCTTTTTCTTTCTCTATATGATTCAAAGTTATTGTACTCTTGCATCACTATGTCTCCTTGTGCATAAAGAAAGACACACCCGCGGAATGGATGTGTCTCGATATAATATAGTATTGTTTGAAGTACAAGGCTTAGATATTAATTCCTTATACTATCATAATAACACCTTGACACCCTCAAAAAGTCTCACAAAAGTATCAATATATAATGCCTAATTCATCTGCAAGGTTGTGTAGTATTCGCTTCTTAAGTCTAAAGAATGTAGCTCTACTAATTGGTAGCTTACATATGATGCCATCTACTGTGTATCGTCTAGGCTTATCAAAGTATAGTAAGTCCATAATGTCTCGCTCTATTGGTTGTGCATGCTCATACACTGTTGTGATAGCCTCAGATACTCTACGCATATGTGCTAATCGCTTATCTGTCATTAGTCTTGTAGCCTGTCTCTCTGTTGTGCTAGTGATTGTATTACTCTGTCCACCACCAATATTGTTATCCGTTTCTTTCCATGGATATTGTATCTCTTCTCTTAAACCTTCCATTCGTTTCTGAGTACTATTATATTGTTTAAGTTCTTCTTCTAAGTAATTGATAGTTGACTTGCGCAATTGAATACCTCCAGTTACTTCTTATTAATGTATGCTTGTATATAATTCTTCAAGTGTGCATTCTCATATCTTAATTTAGATATAATATCTCCTTTGACACTACTTGTTATAATGAACGCTAATGATACAAATGCTAGTACTATTGCAATTATTATCCAGAACATATTATTCATCCTCCCTAGTTTCTTGTATGCTCCCAAATTCCATAATCATCAATACTGCTTGTTTCTCGCTCAATCCATATCTCTGCGCAATTTCAATCATCTGTCTACTTTCTTTGTTTGCCATCATCATATTTCTACTGAACGTGTATGCCATGTCATTAGCGATTACGTCTTCTAGTTCATTATTTACGTTATTGTCTCCCATTACTTACTCACCTCGTATTTCTCTGCGCCTTTTTCTTCAATCACTACATCACTATTCATTACTTGAACACGTTTGCCATCAATGTTAACTACTAACGCACCACCGTCATTATATTTAGTTCTTACGTTATCTCCCTTATACTGTTTAACTACATCGCCTGTTTTACTATAAACAGTGACCGTTCTCTCTAATCCTTTCGTATCGCTCTCATGATCTTTCACCTTGTCATCTAACCAAGTACAACCACCTAAAAATACTGTTAATAATAATGTTCCTGCTAATACTAATTTCTTCATCATCTAGTCTCCTTAATATCTTTTCCATAAGTCTATTTCATAATCCATTGGTGTTTTATCTACTATGTCATTTGCTTGTTTTCTAACAATGATTTCGTATGTGATCTCTTTGCTTAATTCATATAGCGCTATGATTAATAATGTTTTAAATATACGTTTTGGCGTTTCAGATTTGTATGTGCCTTTGGTAAAATTGTCTTTAAGAAACTTTTCGCTAATTAAAATATCATTATCAATGTCTTTATATTCATATTTTTTACTACCTATTTTTATAGGCTGTTTTAATTTCTTTATTTCTACGGAGTCTCCACTTTTATAATTTCGGTCTAAATGATTCCACGCCCCATCTATATTTTTAATCATATATTTAGTCATTTATTTACTCCCCAATCCTAGAATATCTGCTCTTACTTTTTTGACTTCTAAATCATATTCATTAGCTAAGTCTATAGCATCTTTATAGTCTTCAAACACTTCGGCTCTAAAAATATCATCGGTTGTATTGATAATTCTTGCTCTAGGTCTGCTATCTGCAAATACTTCTACAATATCTTGGTACATTCTACCTTCATGCATAACAACATAGTATTCTTTACCTATTTGCATGTTCACTCACTGTCCTCCCAATTAATAATTAAGTAGCGTCGTTCAAACGAAACCATGTGTTCGTTCTCAACCCTTTCTTCCACATGTTCAGAAGCATTAGCACCTTGTTTTTTATAATGAAATATTAGTGCTTTAATCACATCGCGGTTACATTTGGCATCAATAGTTAAAGGTTTAAATAATAATTCCTTATCATCGATACTTGTTTCGAATGAGCCGTTTTGAATGGCTTTGTAAATTTTTTCATCAATATATTCAATTAAATAGTTGTAGCCTTTGATTAATCTTTGTTGTTTGTTGTGTTCAGTTTGTTTAGCCGCATCATGAAAGTCCATCTCACTCACTGTCCTTTCTTATATATACATTGAATCTGTATCCCATCTTGTATCTTTACGAAATTCGAACTCTTCTAGATCATTCACCTTCTTCTCAGCCTCTTCCTTACTCTCTGCCTCAACCACAGTAAACGTTTCGTTTTCTCGTGCTTTAGTAATGTGAACGAAAGTGTGACCGGTTGAATCTGTTAGTGTGCGTATTAGGTGTTGAATGGTATCACCTCATAAGTGATTACATATTGTTTATCTGTGCCACCACATTCTTTAGCTGTTTGCCATGCTTCATAACGATTTTCATATAAACTAGCTTTTTTAATATCATTGGTGAATCTATATCCCTTTAATAACTCTGTTAGGTAGATACCTTCATTTACTTCAACTACGTAATGTTCATCTCTCATTACTATCATCCACACTCACTCCTTATTAAGTAGCTCTTTAACTTTTTGTAGTATGTCTTTCTTACACGTATCCTTTGTCTGTGTCTGCTGTTCCATCTTGTCTTGCATGATTACGCTCCATTTTCTTTTTGTATGCTGTGATGAGTTGGTCGACGGTATATAACTGCTCTGCTATTTTGAATACAATTATCAATCCTCTAATGAATGTAAAGTCGTCATCGTAGAATTCTTCCATCATGTCATAAATCATTTCTTGATTAGTTAAATAAGAAACATCAATAAAATCCTCAAGTTCCCAACTATCAAAGAATAATTCGAAATCATAGTCATTAAATTCATTTTGATTCGCAATACTCAATCCAAACGCCAACATATCTGCCAATTCATCTAGCTGCACATCTAATGGCTTACCTGGATTCTTTTTCCAATTCTTAAACGTTTCTAATGTGTTAAACCATTCAAAGAACTCAACCACATATGCTACTTTGCTATCCTGTAAATTAAGTGTTGGTATTCTACTATCGAAGTCTTTTTGTATTTGTAATAATTCTTTCAATTGATCTACTGTAATTGTGTTAATCATTTTCATTCTCCTTGCCCTGTATATTTAATATCTGCATATCTCATATCAATATCTAAGTAATGCTCACGAAACGTTTCTTCTGGCTCATACGAACGTCTCATATCATCATTTTGTTCTACATTCACATCGCAATTAATCAATGCATTATTTCTGTTTTTCTCATAAAAATTAATTAGCTCTTGTACTGCGTTTAAAAAGTGAACATCTTCTCCCCATTTGTCTATCACAATTTTGTCTTTGTCTTTTTTAATCATCTACTCGCCCTCATTCCATTTAGAGTTAGGTTTAATTAATCCACTTTCTTTT